CTAAAACACCAGCCATTTGTAGAGCAGAAGCGACATCAGCAGAACAAATTATCATGTTCCCTTTACCTCTTCTTGTTCTTTGAGCGATTCTGTTTGCGTCTCTTTCCAATTGGAACATAAGACCTTTAAATCTCTCAACTGACCATCTACCGTTTGAGTCTGTATCTAAATCAAAGATACCAGCAGTAGTTGTGTTTGTAGCAGCACCTTTTTCTGCATTTGTGTAAACTGTTCTAACTACTTCTCTGTTGATTTCAGCTAAGATTTCAGCAGATAGGATGTTAGCAAGTTCAGTTTCAGCGTCTAAACCATGGATTGCTTTTAAGTCTTGAGCAAGTTCCATTGTGTATTCTGCTTTAAGAGCTCTTGATTTAGCAGTTACAGTTGACTTCTCAATTGAGAATGCCATTTCAGCAAATGCGTTTCCAGAGTCATCACCTAATGCTTCAGCAGCAGCTGTAGTCATTGCTGAACCAGTTGTATATGTTCCAGCAGGTGAGTCGTTTAATACACTCGGGTTAGTTCCTGAATTCGCTGTAGATGAATAACCATCAACAGATGAACCAGCAGCGTTTCTTCCTGAAAAGTCAGTATCAGCTTCGTCAAACATTGCTTCTGCACCTGTTTGATTAGTGTATCTGCTTCTCATTGCAAAGATTAGTCCAGTTGGACCAGTCATTGGTTGAACACCAGCAATATCGTAAGCGATAAGGTTAGGCATTGCTCTTCTTACTAATGAAATTAGGATTGGATCCCAATTTGCAATAGATGAACCAGTTGCGTTTGTAGGCGCAGCTTCGCTCAAGAAGGCTTGGTCTTCCTTAGCAGCTCTTTCTTGGTTTTCCAAGATAACTGATGTAACGGCTCGTCTGTAAGAATCCTTAATTTCTGGTAAATCAGGATGTTCTAACACAGGCTGCCATTTTTTTTCGTGAGTTTCGGATAAGTACATTTTATTTTCTCCCTTTTTCCGTGTTACCTAAGATATTTTAATATCTTTAGTTTTGCTTATAGCGGCAGTGTAAGCAGCCATAGCTTTTGACAAGTCTTCGTTAGAAGCCCCATCAACAGCCGCCACATCATGTAATTCGTCTTTCACTTCTTCTTTCTTAGCACCAAAGTATGATTCTTTAATAGTTTCACATTTTGATTTGAAAGTGTCAGCGTTAGACCATTCAATTTCTTCAGCAAGTTTAGCAAATTTTTCTTTTGCTGTATCAGCCAAGTCACTTGCAACTTCAGACATGATTTCGTTTCTTGTCTTCTCTGCATTGTCCTTGTTTAATTCAACATTTTTCTCTATTTGCTCATTGAGTTTCTTTTCTAAAGATTCAATTTTTGACGCTTGGTCTTCAAGCACATTGTATCTTTCATCTGGAACATCAATATAGTGTTCAGCGAAAAGTTTTTTAAGACCTGTAATAAAGTCTTCAGCGATTTCACCTTTAATGCCTCTTTCAAGAGCGATTTCGTTTTCTTTCATCCACTCTTCAACGACATAAGATAAGTAGCTGTCAACTTTTTCAGTTAACTCTTCTTTATGCTTACTAACATCTTGCTCGTAGTTTGTTTTAATATCTGCTTCCATTGTTTCAGCAATCTCTTTAACTTTAGAGTTTACTGCTGATTCAAATACAGTTGCAGCTTTTGTTTTAAATTCTTCGGATAAGTCATCTTGTCCAGCTGTTAATGCGTCCATATGCTCATCAACTTCTTCTTTTTTCATTTTATAAGAAGCCGTTTTCATCATCTCTTTTTTGTCTGATTTTTCGTCAGATTTTTCAGATGTTTCTTCGTCTTTCTTATTATGTTTTTTAAGAGCGTCTAAAGCAGCTTTTGGCATTTCGCCTTCCTTGATTTCTTCCGAACCTTCTTCAGCTTCTGTACTTTCTAGTTTAGTATTGTGACCACTTAATTTTGGCATAGGGTCAGCACTACCTTGCGATTTTTGTTGAGCATCGCCAGAAACTTGTTTTACTTTTTTAGTTGCGTCAGGATTACTGTCTGTTGGTTTAACAACAGCTGCGCCTAAATCCTCTGCATCATTTTTCAGATGGTTCGGTTCAGCCGCTACAGCATTTTTCTTAGGAGCATCCGCTTGAGGGTTTGCACTCGCCTCAGCTACTGCTTCTTGCTCTAACGCCGCTAATTTGTTTTCTGTATCGGCCATTTGAGAAATCTCCTTTTTTAAAAATTACTAGTAATTTTCTCTTATTAATAGATATTTATAAGATTAAAGTTTTTCAAGAAAGGACTTAAAGACATTTGCTTTAGCTTCTGCTAATTTAAGTCTTTTTGCCTCTTTGATATGTACTTTATACTCTTCAATATCCTGTGCTTTTATAACACCATTATCCCATACCCACTCTTTATTTTCCATAATACCTTCAACGAAAGCGTCTGGAGCTGAGGGGTCTGCAACAATGTCGGCAGCAGTAGCCAAGTAGAAATCTTTTCCTACATAGTTAGCACCGCCTTTTTGAACCAAGGATCCCATACCTCTTGAAGATACTCCTAATTGAGCGCCTTCATCAATAAGACCTTTTACAATCTTACCGTAAGGTGTGTCCATGATTTTTGCTTCACCAATAAAATTTTTGCCTTCTGGTTTTAGAGCAGTAATCATATGTGATACTCTCTCTAAATTTACTGTAGGACCATCTGGATGACCTAGTTCACCGAATGCTCTCTTTTTATCAATGAATTCTTTTGAGTATCTATCTACCTCTTTTGATAAGATATCACTTTCATATATTCTTCCATTTCTATTTTTGATATCTGATTGTAGAAAGACACCACGAATTTTGTAGTTCTTTTTACCGTTGGTTTCTTCAACCAAGTATTCTGCGTTTTGAATTTCTTCCGATATTAACTTCATTTTTTTTCTCTCTCGTACAAACTATTTATATGTTTTTGTTACCTAAACTCAATAATAATTGTATAATTGTCACCCAAAGCAAAGTTTTTAGTAGATAATAGTACATCACCAGTTGGTGTAACTGCATTATTTGGTACTTCATTACCAGCTGTTCTTAAATCAAAATAACCATTACCACTTAATAACATAGCAGTTGCGTTGGTTTCTCCGTCCCATATCAACTCAACTCCTGATTTGTTATTCGCCGTGTTAACTGAATACCATATCTTGGCAATTTTTCTATTACCGTCCTCTGTCATAAATGTGACTTCGGAAGCGTCTATCTTTTTTACTTGTGTCTCACCAGTACCATCTGAAAAGTTTGTCAACTTTGAGACAAATTTAACACCAGAGGTATCAGCGATAGTTTGTGATGTTACTAAATCAGCCATTGCTAAATCCTATTTCTTTATGACATTCTAACATAAGACTAAACTTATCTACATTTGCGTCTGTCTTAATTGTAATGTCGCCTGTTCCTTTTATTTTTTGTTCGCTAGGTTTTAGACCGTAGTTATCTATACCTATCATTGTAAACTCATCATCTTCTTGCGTATTTTCAAATAACAATTGTACCTTGCCTGTGCCTTCTATTTCATAATAAACATTTGCTATTGAAATTTCAGATTCGTTTGTAGAACCTTTTAAGTTATCTAAATTAATAAGTGTTTCATTCTCGTTACGAGCACCAGAAATCTTATTGATAACCTTAAAACTATCGTCAACTAATTGTGTACTACTGATTGTCATAATAAGTTTTACTCAATTCGCCTCTTTCAACTGTAGTACCTTTTTTTCTAGTTCTAGCATAAACTTTTACAGTACCACCACCTGGTTTTGTATAAGTTCTTATACCACCAGAAAATACAGAGTTTGCACCTGCACCTGAATCTGAATATGTGTTAGCCGCTGTAGCAGAATTTTCATACTGCCAAACTGCGCCTGAACCTGGTACATCTACCCATGCCATCTTTATACTCCTAATTCTTTGTCTATGTAATCATAAACAACATTTGTTTGTACATTATGTTTAAGACTAACTTTATCAATAGTTGTCTCAACTTCTTTTACAACATCAACATTATCATAATTTACTTGACCAAAAAAATCATTTACCACCTCTTTGTGTTTAGGTGGTAAATCATTAAAAGTAGTTGTATCAACTACATTTTTTTTAAGTAGTTGGTTGACTTTCATCATTAGCTGGTGCCTCTGCTGGTACTTCACTTTCAGGTGTTGGTTGCTCATTACCATTTGGTTCAAAAGCAATTTCATTACCTTGTGTGTCCATCATTGTTTCAGTTTCAGGTGAGGGGTCTGTTACAACAGGTTTTGGGTCGCTGTGAGGTTGTGCTTCAACATCACTAAAGATTTTACCTGCAATATCAACTCTTGCCTTATCTAAACTGTCTGCAACTTTAGCTCTTAAAGCGTCTTTAAAAGCCTCGCCTGCGTCAGCATTATTACCAGTTGATAAATCATCAACAAATTTCTTAATATGTTCACTCATTTAATTTCTCCTATTTGATTTCTCTAGTATATTCGCCTGCGTCTGGCATTGCGATTATACCGTCATCAATTTCTTTCTTAATCTGTTTGTCAATATCAGCAATATCTCTATCAGTTTGTCGTAATACATTCTTTCTTACATACTCAACTGAAAAATATTTACCAACATAGTCTCTCATAGAATCGGCCAATCTCAATCTTTCCATTAACATTTCAGACTCTTTTAATTCTGCAAAGTGTCCGTCTTGTAAAAAGTCATATTGTACATAGTCTCTTAATAAATGCCAATCTTCTTCCGTGATAACAGCTTTAAGTATTAGTTGTGTTTTTAATATATCATTAAATAACTCTGTAAACTTTTTTCTCAACCTTTGTACAAACTTTGTAAATTTAAGTTCATCTCTAGTTATCTCGGTACTTCTACCAAGATTGAAACCTTGACTTGCTTCTAATCTACTTGCTGGTACATTCAATGAACGATATAGTTTACTTCTAAAGTATTCAATATCAGATATCTCTCCAAGATTTTGTCCGCCAGGTAGTGTAGTTATATCTGTACCTCTACCACCTTCTCTACTTGGTAACCAAAAGTCTTCTAACATAGACATATAGTTTCTATCATCTCTGATTTCACCTGTACTTGCGTCATAAACAAGTTTGTTTCTATATCTTGCCATAACATCTCGTAAGTATGCTTCAGCTTTAACTTTCGGTAAATTACCTACATCAATCTTAAATATTCTTCTTTCAGGCGCTCTTGCGATTCTGTAAATTACAGTAGCGTCTTCAATCATTCTTAATTGATTAACTGGTTTAATTGCCTTATGTAAATATGACAAAATCATATTTTTGTTTTGGTCAACCATACCAGATGGCACAAATGCGATTGTGTCTGGTGCTATCTTGATACCACCAGATGTTGTTCCTGCAACACCTTTTTCATTAAACAAGTAATACTCTTCAAACTCATCAACAATTGTTAAACCGTGAGGAGTAGGACCGTCAGGTCTCTTCTTTCTTACTTCTCTAACTTTCTTAATTTTTCGTGGGTCAATGTATCTTAACTCTGTAATACCTTTTCTTGGTGATTCTCTGTCAATCACTTTATGGTAATACATTCTTCCGTCAACATACCATCTTCTAAAGATGTCGTGTCCTTTTGTATTAAAGTTCATCAACCTTAATACTTCTTTAAATTCGTCTTCTATCTTCCTTTTAACTTCATTACCAAATGTAACTTGGTCCAATCGTAGTTTAATAGCGTCTTTAAGTTCGTTAGCCACGATTGCTTCATTAACAATATCCTCTATTGCCATGTCACATTCGGGGTGTAACGCTATTTCTCTATATCTTCGGATTAAGTCTTGCTCGGTTTTAGCAGTACCTTCCATGTCAAGGTACTGGCCAAAATAACCCCCAGCGGCGATGGTTTGTGTACCATCATCCGCTTGAGGCTGTGTAAAGCTTTGTTTTGGATCCGCCGTTTTCTTTTGACGAGTGATAGAAAATCCAAATAATTCCGCCATAATATTACTTCCTTTGTGTTACTACAAGGTATTTATATACTATGTAGTAGTGTTACTTTCAAAGTATTGGTAATTAAATGTCACCTGGAATTCTTCAATGGTGTCATTATTACCGTAGTCCAATTCAATAGCAGCGATTTCAGTCGGGTATGCACCTCGTAAAGTGTATGACTTAAGCGTTGCTCCGTTTCTATCCAACTGGTCAACAAATGCGTCAACTTGATAGTCAGCAGGATTTGTTAATCCTTCACCGTCTGTCATGTTGTTAATACCATTAGACCATCTTTCAAATGCGTTTCTTAATTTGAAATTTGTATCGTTGATAACCGTAATTGTCCAATCAGCGAATGTTCTATCGCCAGCAATCTTAATTTGTCTTCCTCTAAAAGGAACAGTAATAAACCCTACCGTCATTGCCGGTAATTGGGTAATCTTACATAAGAATGCTAACTCTTCTATTTCTCCACCAACTTGTGCGTAACCAGGAAAAGGCATTGTTACCTTAAACTGATTGGCTCTTGCGCCACCGCCTGCAAGTTTAGCTTTGAAGTCAT